GCGCAACGGTTGTATGTACTGGTCGGGTCGGTGCTCGGTGCCGACCAGGTTGGTAGCCGTGATCGTGGTGTTGGCGCGCTTCTCGAAGACCGAAAGCGGCACGAAAATGCCTTGTGCTTTGCGTCCCGTGCGGCGCTCGGCTTCTTGCGCGTATTCCAGATCGGCACCGGTCAAATTGCGCCCTTCAAGCTGGCTTTGCAAGATGCGCGTGATGCTAACTTTGTGTTCAAGGCTGGAATTGTCCCGGCGCTCGTTGTCGCCCTGGCCCAGCATGGCGCGCTCCTGATTCTCAAGGAACTGTGCACGCTGCTCCTGCCCGTCCAGTTCGGTGACTTGCGTCTTAAGTGCGTCGAACTTAGTTTGAGCTTCCGGCGTCAGCTTGTCGCCAGCATTCAACAGCGTGCGCATCTCGGTGACCAGTGCGGCGCGCTTCTCTTTAATCTCGTGGAGTTTCATTTCTGATGTCCTATCCGTTTAAGTTAATGCAACACTGTTGCATTTGCGAATGTTATAGCACAAACGTGTGGAAATTGCAATGCGGGTTTAATAGAGTGCGAGCGACGGCTCACAGGACGGGCGGGGAACGGTTCCAATTTGGAACCGCTCACAGGCGCGTACGCGACGGCTCACAATTCGGCCACATGGATTTCAAATCTGAGGTGGCTCACAGGCGCGTACGCGACGGCTCACTCTAAAGGTTGCAATTTGCAACCTTGTTCTCAGCTCACAGGCGCGTACGCGACGGCTCACTTTCTAAAGGTTCCAAATTGGAACCTTTCTCCGCTCACAGGCGCGTACGCGACGGCTCACTAAGGGTGAAGTGGCTGCACCCTTAAGTCGCTCCGCGTGCGTGCGGGTGCGACAGTTACACGAGAAGCGGTTACACGCGAAGTTACAGTCGCTCCGCGTGCGTTTCATAGGAGAGCTTGCAAGATTGCGGGTGTCGAGCCGGTGTTCAAAGAGTCGGACGGCGCGCTAGACGAGGATCAGATTAAGAGCCTTGTCCTGAGTCTGAACAATAACCGTCGGCATTTGACCAGCGGGCAGAAAGCGATGGCGGTAGCGATTGCTTATCCGGTGGCAGAACATGGGGGAGACAGAAAATCAAGTACCAATTTGGTACTTGATAAAGACGTCAATAAAAACAGACTTTCGCAAGCCCGCAAAATTCTGCGCTTCACGCCGTCGCAAGTTCCCTCCGTCATGAGCGGGAGCCTTCCGTTCTCTATCGCCGGCACTTGTCGCGAGTGCTCAGGATTGGGCGAAGTCTCAGGTTCAAGGGGCAAATAGACACACGATCCAGACCGGTAATCTTGCCGGTCTAGAAACAGTAGCCGACCGTACCGCCCAATCCGGCGCATCCGACAAGACTCAGCGCATGGCCGACCAAGTCGCCAAGGCCAGCCCAGAACTTGCCAGAAGTGCAGGGGTGCAGATTCTGCGGGGGTGTAACGCAAATGCGCAAATCGCCAACAGTAGGAATAAGGGGGATTTAGGGGGGAAAGAGGAGAAGAATGGGGAAGAGGAAAGGGAAGGAATAGGCTCTTCTGGGGTATTAGGGGGCAACATCGACGATAACGATATGATTACAAAGAATAAAACGACGAAAATTTGTCACTTTTTACCCTTTTTTTAAACAACAACAACATAATGTTATCGTATTAAAGGCGGTTCGCTCCCTACTATGTCACGGTAAGCGTTTTGCATCACTGAAACCAGCTCATTTGCGCGGCTTTTCTGCACAACGAAAGAATCGTGCCAGCCTAGCGTGCACACGTCCTTTGCCGCCATTTCAAGGAACACACGTTCGGCAATATCAGAATCCAGGTTTTGCAGCCGTAGCCCGATGTTGTCCTGGCCCATCAAATCTGAGATTGCTTCATGCCGTAGCGTGAAGGCGTCTAGCAGCTCCCCAGCGCGCTTTGCCCATTGCGGCATGCTTTCGTCTATCAGCTTCTTCCGAATGCCTGCCACGGTGCCGCCATTAAGCGTTACGAGTGCGCATAACTTGACGGCAGTACGCGGGAATCCCGGCAGGTCGTAAGGGTCGCCTTCGGGCAAATCAACCCGAACCAGCGCATAGGCCAGCGCAATATGCAACGCCCTAAAATCCTTTTCTTCCGTCGGTTCTCCGTTAATCGTTATCAAAGCCCGCTCGCCTTTTTTACTCGTCTGGATCTGGTTATAGAATCGCCCGCCTAGATTCCAATCTCGGTTAAAAACACGGTGGTAGGCCACTCCGCGAACTGTTTGCCCGTCAATCTCGATTCGAGACTTTGCCATCATTCTATTGATTGAAGCTACGACCTTAGATCGTGGGTCAAGTGCTGTTTTGAAGCCTTTGATAACCTGCCCAGCGGCATTGCGTAGCTCGGTCAGGTACTCAGGGGCTTCGTAGTACCGTGCGCCCGTCTTTGCTCCTTTGAACATCCCGGCCAGCGCGCTTGTTCCCCGGTACGCACTTGTCCGGTTTAGCGTCGGGTCGTCCTGGCTCCAGAAGCCTTTGATCCCTTCGGCCATGCCCTTGCCGACCATCCACGCCACGGCGGTAATCACGGGTCTAGGGTCGCCCCGCCCCGCTTGTTTTGAGCGGTTGTAAAGCACTACGCGCCCCCCTCGATACGAGGATAGGCCACAGCAAATCACCGAACGAAGCACGGGCAGAATGTGGACGCTGGCTTTCTTTGATCCCGTCGCTAGTTTGTACTCTTTCACAATCGGCATAAAGTCTATATTGCTATCCGGGTAATCAGTTAACCAGAAAGCATCATGTTTTTCACTCATTTAATCCTTTCGTTACCTACCGTATTCCCGTAGATCGGCCATGGGCGCGGCTTCTAGGGCATCGGTGTAGCGGATTGTGCTCAGAATAAATCCCGTTGCGTCAAAATCGCCTTTGCTTCCCTGATGCGTTTCTTCGCGGTTTCGCGGTCGACGCCAGGTGCGGGCTTTTCGGCAATGCCGGGTTTCGCCTTCGCCGGTTTCGGCGTTTGCTTGAGCTTAATCGCAAAAGTCAGGTGCGTGATGGTGCGCCCGGTGCGGCTCTGCGTGTAGCTCGTGGTGATGTCGGTATGGGCGTTAATTTGTGCAACGGCTACGTCAATCACGCGACGCTTTAGATTGTCGAGTGTCTGATACTCAAGCTCACTCATGCCTAGTGTCTTTCTGAGGTCGGAAATATCAAACTTTCGGCTTTTAATCTTCGCGTATTGAACAAGCAACTCGTACAGGCGCACCGCGTAGCCGCTGGATAGCTTGCCGATTTTCTCAAGCCGGTACTCGGTGAATTCGGTCTCCAGGCGTTCGAGGTACGGAATCACACAATCGGCAAACTTCAGTTGAACATGCCCGCGTGCGTCGATCTTCGCCTTCGCCTGTATCCAGCGGGTTTCGATCTTTCGCGGGTCGCCGTCGTTGTCGTACATCGTGATCGAGCGGTCGTAGAGCGTCGCTGCCGCCTCGTTCAATTGCCGGTAAGCGTTCTTCGGGTCGGTGTTGAATGCAGCGGCAAACGCCTTGCTGTCGAGCGTCAGCCACGTTTTAGAACTCAGCCCCTTCTGCTCTTCCCGTGCGCGGCAAATCGCAAACAGGATCATCTGTTGTTCAACCAGTGATAGCCGGTAACTGGCTTCCACCAGCCGGTTAGATTTCGCTACAACGTTAGTGTCTGACATTAGAACCTCCGCATGAGTGGAAGGATTCTAGCACGATTAAACAGTACATTAGTAGTATTGTACGATTTAGGTGTAAATCTGTACGGTTCAACGGTTTGAAACGGTGTAAAAATGTACTGGTTAAGTGTAAATCTGTACGGTTTTAGCTCTCCATCCCCATGATTACAAAGCGAAAAAAGGCACCGAAAAGGTCTTAAAAGCCTTTTTCTTTTAAAAGCACAGAGCGCGGTTATCCACAGGCGTTAGGCGTTATATGTCGTATGTGGTTATCCACAGCCTTAAAATCAAAAGCGGCTTGTAGGGGTAGGGCTGGCTATCGGCTTCGCTAGCGGATTGAGCCTACCGGCTCGTAATCGCTCACTACTTAGACACGAAAGACCGCCGACCACGCAGCGGCTCTAACCGGACAACGGCGCGGACGGGAATACGGCAGAAGTGGCAATGTCGGTAAAATGGGAGTGGGCGCATAGGGAATCGACCGGCAGCGCCCCGCCCTGGAAAGAAAGGGCGCTGCTTTAGGGTCATTACCCTCGCTCGGAAAGGAGGGTTTCGATATGAAGCTCGTTTTTAAGCTGGGACGATTCAGCCTTGAGCTACACATCAGTCAGGCCGTTGTTATGGCCGTATTGATGCTGTGGTGTTGATAGGTTGATGCTGTACGCCACGGGGAGTTGACGCTTCCCGTGGTTTTATTTTATCGCAAAAAAGAAGCTCAAAAAGAGGAAGAAAATAGTAACGCGTTACGTAACGCGTTACGTAACGTTACTGTAACGGCTGTAGACGCAGAGACAGATACAGAGAAAGAGTCAACACCACTTGTCCCCAGCCTTCCGGCTGAGGACGTGCAAAGACGGCGATTCTGCTACCGCCTGCGCAATTGCTACTCGCTCGCTAAAAAATTACCGGCCACGCGCCTGAAAGTGTGATCTAAGATCAAAAGGCGCTGCCGGCAGTCAGTGTTTTTCAATGCGCGGCACGAACTGACTAATCCGCTCCCAGCCGTTCGCTTGCGCGCCCCTCCAGGTAGGGTTCAACGCCTACACGAAATATATTTCTCCGCTAAATGCTTCGCGTTCCTCGGCACCGGCAGCCACACCGAAGGCTTGCGCCATGGCTTGCAGGCCGTCTATGCGGCCCGTGGTTTTGCTCTTGTCGAGCTTTCTGGCACCGGTTGGGTCACGGGTTACTGTGGCGTTGGCGGCGCACATGGCGAGCACCGGATGTCCGCCGTGCCGGATTCGGCCATTCAGCAATTCGGCCTCTAGGTTGTCGAGTGCCGGTGCCATGTCCTTGAAGCCTTGCCCGAACGGCACCATTGGCAGGTCGGAACCTATTTTGCTTAACTCACTTTTGAGAAGGTCAATGCGCCAGCGGTCGTAAGCAACGGCTTGGACATTCAGCCCCGCCAGTAGTCGGGTCATGTCCCGTGCCACAAAGCTGTAATCCACGGTCGCGCCCGGTGTGCTGTGCAAAAATCCTTGACGGTGCCACAAGTCATAGGGCGCTCTGTCCCGTCTGGCACGCTCGATTAGCCCTTGCTCGGGTGTCCAAAAGTGCGGGACTACCTGCCATGCGCCGTCGACTTTCCCAATCATCACTAACGCGGTTAGGTCTGTCCGTGCCGATAGGTCTAGCCCACAATAAACGGGTGTCGTTGCGTCAAACGGCACCACGTCCCCGGCGCAGGACTGCCAAACATCCGGCGATATGAAGGGGCTTTCAGTTGAAACCCGCTGATTCAGCAACAGGTTGCGCGCCATGTTCTCGGCACTCGGCATGCGGTGTGCTTGCGTCATCTGTTCGCGGAGATCGTCTTCGCTACGGAAGAGGCCCAGGGCAGGGTTAGCGGTGCGCCACGCGGTTTCGTCCTGTAAATCGGCACCTTCCGGCGCGGCGTACAGGTGGCACACAATGCGCGGGTCTTGTGACTTCTTGGCATCGTCTAGCCAGATTGAGAGTAAATCGGCATCGCTGGCGGCTTGCGTCGAGATGCAGATCAGCAGCGGCGCATCATGCGCGCCCTGACTGGTCACAATCGCGTCTATAAAATCAGACTGCGGCCCGCGTACCTGCCCGGTCTCGTCCAGCATGGCAAGAATGGGCGATAGGCCATGCGCGGTTTTGCCATCGGCAGCCAAGGCCCGATATTCGGTATTCAGGGGAAGCCCGAGTAATCGCTTGCCGCTGGGCACAATGCGCACGATCTGGGCGAGTTTGGGCGAGAGTTGAACCATCTTAGCCGCCAGGTTGAACACCAACGCGGCTTGATCCCGGCTCATGGCCCCGCTTACGATCTGGCTGTTAAGCTTCGCTTCTGGCCCGACTAGATGCGCCAGCAGCAGGCCAGCGACTAGGCCCGACTTGCCATTCTTCCGGGCAATACTCAGGTACGCCCGCCGGGTTCCCGCCGGATTGTCGTAAACGTCGGTAATGAATTTCTTTTGGAACTCAGCCAGTACCAAGGGCTTGCCGACGTGCGCGCCATCCGGCGTGACACAGTGGCGCTCGATAAAGGCGATGACGCGGCCTGCTCTTGTCACCCGACGGCCCTGAGTGTGGGTATCAGGTCATCGGTCTCGGTGGCGCGTGCCGTGCGCTCGTTCGCCAGTCCTTTCGCGGAATCTTCAGATTTTCCGACCGTCGCCTCGGCGTGTACGTGCAGCACCCGAACCAGTGAAACAATCCGCTTCGTCAGCAATTCGCACAATTTCACTTTAGGGCTAATGATCGGGCAGCCGTTCGCAGCAATGACCGTTTCGCCTTCGTTGTCGATTTCGGTGTGCAGGCGTTCAACGTCCGCTTGCGCCCGTGCCAACGTCGCGGCGATGCTCAAATCCGAGTCGTTCCACGTAGAACGCGCTCTAGCGCTCACCACGGCGTCCCAGAACTCTCGATCACACATTCTAAGGGTGATGTGATTCGGAGGCGCTAAAGACCCCTTAGCGGCGTTTTGAGAGGCTATTACAGCGGCGCTAGAGCTGTCGGAACGGTTGCGCTTGGCGGTGACTTTCATTTCGGACTTTCTCGGTTAGCGTCAAAACAGTGGTTCCCAATCGGTACCAGGCCGCCGGTTACTGGCGATTTTTCAACATGCCAGGGGTGCGACTTGTCAAGAGGAATGCCCTTATCATTGCATCCATATGCTACACGCCTGCCCATATCGGCATTAGTCTTGCGTGAGTGGCATTCGTGGCACAGTCCTTGCAGGTTGTCTCGGTCGTTGTTGCTCGGATCGTTGTCGACGTGGTCAACGTCGGTCGCCGGTGACGGGCAGTGCCGACAAAGAGGCGTTAGTCGCAAAACTGCGGCTCTTAGCTTGCGCCAGGCCGTGCCATTCAAGGCTAGGGTGCGGCCATTCGCTTGGCGTTTTTCCTGTAGTGTTTTCACCCGATATGCTCCAGGCACATCAATACCAGTTCGCGGTTAGCTTCGCTCGGATTGATGACTGACTGAATAGTGAAGATGCGCCCCTGGTACGTGACGCGCATGGCGCTAGTGATTCCGGGCAGATAGCGAATTCGTACCCGTACCGTGCCTTCTGCCCGTGCCATCATCGCTGCAACGTACTCCCGGCCCGTCAACGGTTCGATAGATGCCCATACCGAATAAGTAGGTATCCATGCTTCAATCATGCTTCCATAATCAGGGTCTCGCGTTCCTTCAAGCCGTTCGATAGCGATGCGCCTGTTGAGTTTCCCGGCGTCCATTATGCAAATACTCGATAAGGGTCAAGTAAGCCCGCAAGGAAAGGCGACGGCATGGTTCGTTTGTCGACCAGCGTGTCGGGATGGTCGAGCCAGTACGCACAGGTCGAGGCGATCCACACGGCTACCGGCGCAGGTATGGCGGTCGCCAGGTAATCGTTCCCGGTTTCGTGGCTTGCCAGCGACGTAGCCGCCACAATCAGGCTCGGTAGTACGGCGTCAAACTGGGTGCCGTCTATCCGGCACCACTCTTTTACGAATTCAACATCAGGCGGCATGAGTCGCTCCCAGTTTGGGCAGGTTTTCGAGTTGGCGAACTTCGTCAACGGTCATCCAACCATCGGTAATCGCCGAGTGATAAAAATCGGCTCTTGTCTTGCTGTCGCCACGTAACAAGCCCTCAACGCCATGCTCGGCAAAGTAAGTCTTGCGCCCTGCTTCGCTTAACAGTTGTATGCTTATTGCTTGTTCCCAGACCAGTAGATGACGGCGTAGCGACAAAGTAACGAACTGGCGGAACAATTCCGACGTGTTGGCATAGTTGCCATGCCGCAAATCCCCGACAATGGTTGGCGGTACGCGAAACAATCGACAGACTTCTTCAACTGAAAACTGGCGAGCGGCGATCCACTCCGAATCTTCTAACGTCATGCTGACGGTTTGATAGTCCAGGCCATCGTCTAGCACCGGCGTACCGCCTGCCTTGTAGGATTTCCAGCTTTCGCCTAACGTTTTTCTCTGGTCGGGATTCAAGCGGCCCGGAGCCTTGAGTACGCCAAGAAGCTTAGCCCCGTTTTTGAATGTGTCATTGCCGTGATTACGTTCGGCTAATGCCAGTTCCAGAACTTCCTTGGCTCGTGCAATGGGCGATACCCCCAGCACGCCATCATCCGATCTATGCCGCAAGTGGAATAGGTCGGTCGGCAAAAGTCGTTCGGTCGCGCCTTTGAAGTGCGAGACTTGATAGCCGATGCTGAAATCATCAAGATAGATGATGGAAACGCGGTCAGGCCGGATCGGCAAGAGTTGGCGCACCTGGCCATCGTTGCCGCGCACGATTCTTGCATAGGCATTACCGCGCAACAGCATGGTCGCCGTCATTTGCTCACGGAATTCCAGCGCGCTTTGGAAGTCGTTCGGTTGGTCGTGCAATACGCGATACAGCGGATGGTCGGGCGCTTTTTCTTGTCCGTCGACCGTTCGGCGATAGAGCGATAGCGGCAAACTGGCAATAGTTTCAGCAATGGCGCTAACGCACGCGGTGACGGTGCTCAGGCTTTCGGCTGAATAAGGCGTGACGCTCCCATCGCGCAATGCGGCGTAATTGGCCCAGTACGGGTCAACGTAGGCGGCGCGGCGCTCGTATCCGATAGCGCTTAATGCGCGTTCGATTAGTTTCATAGGGTCATCA